GTTGGGTTGCTCTCGGTGACCGTATCGGCACCCTGCTCTCCGAAGCGTATAAGCTTTGTCTTGTTACCATCCTTGGCTAGGACGATATGCGACTTCTTAGGATTCGATGGTGTGCTCTTGGGCTTATTAACGCCGGCTAGGCCGTGCTTCTTAATAAGGTTCTTAACTCTTTCTTCCATCACTGCTCAAATAATACGAAGAATACAAATCTGCCCCATAAATATATAGCGACTCCAGTACGCCACTGGTCGTTTACCTTATCAACGGCAGCCTTAGGCTCTAAAAGGGCTTTGCGTAAGGTCTCTGTGGTTCTGATGTTCTCAGTAGCAAGAGAGTCGGCAACAGACTTCATACCACGATAGTCTACGCTTAAAGAGTCAATCTCTTTCTTTAGCCTGACAAACTTGCTGTTCATCGCCGCTGCTTGAGACAACTTAAGCACGACTACCGTATCACTCCCCTCCACCCGTTGAATCGGGTAGGATTGCGAGTACGTCAAATGGCACAGCAGTAGGCTGCACATTAATAGCAACGATTTCATCTTGCATTATTTTAACTTGTTCAATAAGGGCTACTTTCTCTTCCTCTAAGGTTGTGATGGTGGCCTTCATTTCTTTTACTTCAGCAACAATTAGATTGTCTGCATTCCTTGATACAGATGCAGCTTTTTGCATTGTCTTGTTAGACTTCTCAATCATTAGGTCAATCTCGCTGACCTCTACCATCTTCGGCTTTTGAGCATTTAAAATCCCCACAACAATTAAAACGATTAGCAAAACGATTGCTGCCTTGATGGTATTGCTTTTCATCGTGTTTGAATTAACATTTCGTTTTTAGCGCTTGTGTAGGCCAATGCTGAATCTAACTTCCTTACGTGCTCTGTGTACTTCTCTACCTTAACCTCAAGCTCGCCCACTCTTGTATGACAACGCTCATCGGTTGTAGAGTTGCTCATCTTCTGGTCAACGTATAGATATCCTACGGCTGCAAGTGCAATAAACGCAATGGCTGCGGTAGGGTTCTTTTGGAACTGCTCGAAGTTAACAGGCATTTTCATTTTTTAGAGAACTTTTCTATTGCTGTTCCGAAGAACATAGCGATGGTAATGTATTCAACGGCTTCAACAAGCTCTTTGCTTGGTGCTATATCCTGATGAGAGAAGCTATTAGCTATCAGGGTTCCGAACAGCACTAATGCTCCTAAGATGCCAATTACTCTCTTAGACGACACTTCGTCGCCTACTCCAACTAGTTTAGTTACCCACTCTTTCATAAATACAAAAGTATGACAAAAAAGAAGGCCCCACGAGGGGGCCATACTACACTTTAAGGGTGTTATTTTACTCTCTATGAGGCAGTTACGGTGGCTTCCTGCTCCTGGATGGTGAACTCACCGGTCTCAAGATTTAGGCTTCCGTGGCCGTGCTCCTCAGCGAGCTCCTTCATAATAACTTGAATCTCCTCACCGCTTGCACGCAGTTCAGTGACTAAGGCTTCCTGACGTGCGGCGAGGTCTTTCTCGCTTACGTACAGAGCCCCAAGCTCCATTTGGATTTGCTGTTGTTTGGCGCGTACTTCACGTGCCTTAGTTAGTTGGTCTTCAGAAATCTGGGCCATAATAAAATAGAATTAAAATTAAAAAAAAGAAAGGACTAGCAGTCTACCGAATCTTCGTATCCTGGCTGAGCCTTTAGGTACTCGTATGCCTGGACGATGATGTCGGCGGCTTCGGCGCTAACGATAGCTTCGAAGTTAAGGTGCGTGCGATAGATAGGCTCAGAGTGATTCTCACGAGTCTCTTCAGTCGCGTAGGTAGCCACCTCGATGTGGCAGAAGTTCTTCTTTACCCAAGTCTCTGTGGGAGGCGTAGGCATAGTTGGTACGGGTACACCGTCAGCATCTACGCTAGCGGCAACAGGTGCCGCGTAGATGAATGTTTTCTGGTCGGTTGACTCGTATGTTAGACGAGTGATTTTATGATATGCTTCGGAGAAAGTCATCCCGAATTTATCTACAGTTGCGATTACAGCCATTTTGATTACTAATTAGTTATACAAATATACAAAAAGATTAGCAACCACGAACAGCATCTATCTTACCACCGTTTCTTATTTCATATACTGATGCTCCATATTTATACCATAGGCCACCTCCGTCAAAAGGACTAGTTAATGCAGCATCATTGTATAGATACACATTTACCGCTAATGACGTAGATGACGAATATAGAGTTAAAGGATTCGATGCATCAGAGCAGGCCTCAGCGAAATTTCCAAAACCCCCTGCGTCTCCTTGATAGAACTGGTATTCAGTTGCGGCGGAGAAACCATAGAACTCACTCATAGCATCAGGAGAAGAAAAATTAGCCAATGCCGATAGCGCACGCAACGAGCTGTTTGCCTGTGCTTGACCTAATTCTGTCCTGATGTTATCTATGCTTATTGCACCACTACTTTGTAACATAATACGACCATTTATATCCGAATGCGTGATTATACTTTATATACGTCATTTTACCAGACCTATTCTTTCTCCATCTTCCGCCATCAATAAAATTTTTTATTTCAGAACCAGAATTTCCCTTTTTGCCAAGAGACCTACAGGCTGCCGCTAGAGATTTATGTGTTGCTATGAGTTTCCAATCCATATCATACTGACAAACAGCCTTTGGGCTGTGTCCAGGGCGACCAGTTGACGATATACCTATGGCTTTACGATGTGATTCACTCTTTGGTTGAAATGCTGCAGCGTGAAATCTTTTTTTACTATCCTCGCTAATACAGTGGTACGTGTTTCCACCCTGACCTTCCTCATTCGTTAGGTTTGCAAATTTATCTGATTCAATCACACGAAGCTTTTCTGACACTTTTTTTGCATAGAAAGAGAATCTCTCTTTATTGTCATCAACATATATGACCATAGTTAAGATGTCGTTCTTATTATACTTGTGCTTTCTCAAATGTCTCATCCAAACGGTCCCGCTTCCAGTGTAGGTATATGGGTCAGTAATTGTTTTACCTAAATACATAAGACCACTAGGTGTTTCTTTTATGTATAAAGAAATAGACATTACCCTAGTTTCTTTTCAAGTTCCTCTACACGAGCTGCAAGCTCCTTGTTGGCCTCAATCAAAAGGCCGATGAGCTTTTCGTAACGCACGGCTAGGTAGCCTGTATCGTTAGTCCTAACGGCGGTGGGCATAACGGCTAACACCTGCTGTGCTATGATACCCGTATCACGTCCTTCGTGTCCGTGTGCTTCCTTATGTTCGGGCTTCCAGTCGAACTCTACACCTGTTAGTGACTTCACTTTGTCAAGTGCGTTCGCTATGGGTGTGATGTTTTCCTTTAGGCGCTCGTCTGATGAGTTGAATGCTACAATGTCGTTGGATGCGTCAATACGTCCTGCCGTTGCCGATGGTGCGAAGTTTACACCGAGTGCCACACCGTTAACATATACCTTCTTGTTGAGGTTTATCTGGTCAACTGCACCTGCGGCTATTACTAGCTGGTTAGATGAGTTGGTGAACATCGCACTTACAGATGAACCGCTAGTGTTGTGAATACGGTATCCTTTGGTGTTATCCGAGTGGCCGTTTACAAGTATAGTAGGAGAAGTAGTTGTATTGAATGTTACGTTATCCGTAGTACGAACGTATTGGTTCATATTCGGTGCGTAATCATTCAAGTTCTCTGTACTCCAAAAAGTGTACGGACCAACAAAGGTTCCACCTTGAAGTCTTGAATACTGAGGCGGACTCCAGAACGGCGTAATGATGGTCTGGTTGTAGTAGTTTGAACCATTCCCGTGGTTCGAAACAAAATATCCTGCCCATCCACTATATCCAGCAAATGTTCCTGATGATTGGTAATAGGTCATATTACCATCCCCATATCCAACAATATCAAGTGATGAAGAGCGACCGGAACTTGCCGCTGAACCCGTAACACTAATTCCCCAAGTGCCAGAGTTCTTTACTACCTGAGTTCCGTTAACGTATAGTTCTTGGTTAAAGTAGAATGACTTATCTGAATATATGTGAGACCAACTTCCATTCGCTGGACCAAATTGAATGTAACCATTATCGTTTACCATCCTCATACCCCATTCTGAGTTACCAGTTATGTAGGCATTATTTGCAGAATTAGTTAGACGGAATTGCGGTGAATAGATTGCTGAAGCAGATTCAATTCCTACGTTTGAATAAATCCTACTATTCGTCCAGTTAAAATAGTTGTTCCCTCCACCGAAGTAAATAGCGTTACTTGGTCTAAAATTTATAGCATTTACATTATTAAGATTAGATGTTGCGTTTGGGTCTAAGTAATATCCAGTGTCAGCAGTGTCATAGAAGATTGGGGCGTACATCGCTACATCACTTTCCCAAGAGCCATTATCATTACAGTAAGAACCCCAGCTACTCGCTTGATTCAAGAAACCAATTCTGTTGGAATTACAATGGATTATACGGGAACCTTCGTCCCCATCGTTCATAATGATGTTTGAAGAGGCCGCACCAGCAGCGTTGATTGTTAAATCTGTCCCGTAAATAAAAGAATTTCTCGAGGAGTCAGTTCTGAGACTCCAGTCACCTCCATTGTTTAGGAAACCAATGTTATTGCTAGTATCAGCATAGACATATCCACGAAGTGTACTCTGATGATTGCTTCTGAACTGTAGTTGAACAACGCCTCCAGAACCAGTTACCACAAAACCTTCAGCAGAATTTGAATAGAAGTGAGTTCCGTATGACTCATTGTACATACCCTGAGCACCATAGTTTCTGAGCCATCCACCAGTGTAGATGTTAGCCCATCTGTATGAACCACTACCAAGTGAATTCTCGTTGTCATTATATGGAGTTACATCTACGGAATCAAACGCATATCTTCCCGGGCTATTAAAGTAAATACCAGTTGAATTACCACTATTTTCGAAATAAACCCAACCATTGTTATTGTATGGCCCGATACCTAGATAGTTTGTTGATGAACCATATATCCTTAAATACCCCTGAGCATCAAATGACCTAATAAGTGTTGAACTAGTTCCTATTGAAATACCAGAATCCGTAAACGTGGCAGAGACTGTCCCGGTTGCGCCCTTAACTCTAAAACCAGTGCCATTGTAGTATACAAGCTCCTCCCAGTCGTCGGCAGCATTCCATAGGTAATGGTTGTTGTCTCCGTTGGTTCTTAGGTACAGCTTATTGTCGTTAAGACCGGTGCTGCTGGTCATATTACCGTATGGCACGGCGTAAGTCCCGATATTCTTATCGTCCACTACTAATCTCCAGTCTCCCCAAGTGCCGGAATTCTTACCTCTGATTGCAATCTGGCCTGACCTGAAGTCTCCGTAAATTTGGTGAATCCAAGAACTACTGTACGCTGATGAGTATAGTCCCCCATCTGTCTGTCCGAATAAAGAAACAGAAGTATTGTAACCTATCTGGTTTTGGGTTACGTTATCAGGATTTATTGGAGCTCCTGAATTGTTTATGGTTAACCCATCAACAGAACCAGCAGAGCCTGCGGTACCTGCGCTTCCGGCACTTGTAGCATAAGTAGCTGTCGCAGCGTTACCTGATATATTAGTCTGGTCACCTGTGTTTGTACCAGATAAATTACTTCCAGTTACAGTTCCTGTAACATATAAATTATTTAATACTCTAACGTGGTTATCTCCATTACCTACTGAAAAGATTTCAGTACCCCACGTTTCAGTGTTATAGAATCGAATTCCATTATATTGTGATTGTGCTCCTATTTTAATACCAGTGTGAAACCCAATGCACAAGTCTGGGTAAGGATGGGTCCAACTGCCACCTTGTTGGTAGATACCATAGTTGCTTCCGCTATTCCCATTTCCAGAATCTCCCCCTTCTCCAGTAAAAGTTATGACCTTAAATCTTGTAGAGGTGTCTGCCGCAAGATTACTTGCCGTTGTTGCAGTGGTTGCAGTATTGGCATTACCTGTAATACTTATACCCCAAGTACCGGATGCCCCTGTGCCCGTTAGAGTAGGTGCGTATGAGTTGTAGTTGTTGTCGTGCAATAATCTCCTCCAGCTAGACCAAGCATTCCTCTGGTGGTTTGCCTCATTTCTAACATACAATTCAACGTCAGCACCAGAGCCATAGCTCCCTGACATTTGATACATTGTATAGCCATTGTACCCCGACCAAGTAATAACGTGACCCCAGTTTCCATTTGCAGTATAAGATGGATGCAAGAAGTCTACACGGAGACCCCCGCCGCCCATCTGATTAACTAAATCTAAAGGACTTTGCGTAGTTAGATATTCACTATACTCGAAGTAAGGTTTTAAGTATTGTCGAGTTGTGTCATTCCTTACAAAAGAAGATGCGTGTAGGCTGTCTACAGTATCGGCGTTACCAGCACTAGTAGCATAAGTAGCTGTCGCAGCGTTACCTGATATATTAGTTTGGTCTCCAGTGTTAGTCCCACTTGAAGAACCACTAAAGTTTGTTGCGGATAGTGTTCCGGTTACAGCCAATCCTCCACTATTACCGTATCCAATAGTTGCCCCTCCATAAACAGATAGTCCATAACTAGGAGCTGCTGTATTTGCAGCACCCCAACCATTTGGACCACCAATGTTAACTCTTTCGTACAACTGAATAAATTCCCCACCTTGTGAATTTACTACTCTACCTCTTATTGTCCCTACAGATATGGCGTGGTCATCAGTCTTAGTAAAACTTACTTGAGAAGCTGTGGTTGCGCCCCTTCCAGTTACACTAGCTAATGTATCTGTCTCAGTATATCCAGTTATATACCCTGAGTTATTCGTGAACTGGGATATATTCATTGAAGTTAAAGAACCTGCACTTCCGGCACTATCCGCATATCCTACTTGAACCGGACTTGGGTGATTACTTGTTAATTGCCAATAAGTACCTGTCCAATTTGCTCTAACATAATAATCAGTGGGGTGTGATTCTGCCCACAGCCTTGTAATGTTTCCAACGCTAGTAATATATCCCGAGTTGTTTGTGAACTGGGATATATTCATTGAAGTTAATGCACCTGCAGTGGTAGCATAGCTTACCGACTGAGAAGCAATGTTGTTTGTGTGGATTACTTGAACAGGAGTAACAGAAACCTTTTTGTCTGCGCTCGGTGGGTCTACTGAATCACTAATACCAGTAACCCTATTCCAAGATTCACCATCTGCGTTTCTAACGTGTACTTGAAAAGAGTTCCAGTAAGAGCCTCTAGGCCACCAGAATGCAAGTGTTCCATTAAGGCGCATAACTTTAACAGGGCCTGGAAAGTATGAGCCATAAGACATCGCCGAAACATTGATAACTGTATCAGCGTACAAGTAACCCTCCATTGCAAGTTTAAACGGAGTTCCTGAGCCATAACTTTTACCAGATACTTCCATTACGAATGAATTACCAGCCCATTCATCAGCATTGATGTCGGTCTGCACAAGTGTGCCACTGGGGAAGTCGCTACCGGAGTGAACACCACGAGACTCCTCAACAATCGAATATGCTGAATAACCTTGAAGCTGTGACGAGTTTGTAGCAGAACCTGCTGTTGTAGCATAGGTTACTGATTGGCTACCGATGTTGCTAGTAGTAATTGCAGTAGAAGCGTTTTGTTTGGCGGCCAATAGGTCCGTAATCCAACCTCCAGCACCTCCAATATATAGGTTATTATCTATTCTGATGTTGGCATCAGTCTCCCCAATAGACATAATACGAGTAGCAAGTGTTTCATCGCTAAAAAAACGAATACCGCCATAACCGGGTTGTGCGCCCATACGAATACCAGTGTGCCAACGTAGGTCTAGCTTAGTATAGTTTCCTCCATAGTTGTTTAGACTAGTACCTATGGAGTAATTATTAGGCGCGTCACCTCCACCAAACATTAAACGAGTAGATGATACAGAATTATATGCGTTATTAGCGAATGTTCCGCCAATAACAACACTATCGGATGTAGTGGTGGTTCCAGTTATAGCTGTACTTAAAAGATTTGCCATATTACTTGTTTTCTAACTTGTTTACTCGTTCTGTTAATTCTTGTACTGCCTTCAGCAAAATTACGCTTAGGCGAGAGTAGTTGACACCATCTGGCCTACCCTCATTATCATATTTTACTACCTCTGGGAATAGCTCCGCTACATCCTCAGCGATAAGACCAATCTCCCCTTGGTTGCTACCAATCTTATTGTAGGAAACCGCGTCAAGCTGTTCTATCTTTTTTGATACGCTAGGTATAGACTTTACGTTCTCCTTGTATCGAATAGATGACTGCTCGGTAAATGTTCCACCAATAGTCAAGTTCTGATTATGGTCAAGCTGCATTGCCACAACGCTGTGCTGGGCCGTTCCTGCCTTACTTGTGAACCAATAGAAACTGTGGTTTTCGGTTGCTACTCCTTTACCGGAATAGAAACGTATGTCATTACCAAATGAGGCAATGAACGCATCATAGTCAGGAGTGTCCTCCATACCGATGGTAAGGGAGTCGTAGTTTGCCGGACCACCCACCTTAAATGCAACAGTATCAGAGGATACGTTTCCTAAGTTTACAACAACGGCGCCACTTAGTGTACCTCCTGATAGAGGTAAATAAGAACCAGTAATATAACCCTGACCTGTGACAAACTCTTCTGTGGCAAGACCTTCGAGTGCAATACTATTACCGTTTGAAATGCTTAAAGTGATAGATGGTTTATCCCAAGTTAATTGCTGGGCGTCATTATCAGTATCGTAATCAGTCCACGAGGCGGTAACGGTACCTCCGTCTCCCTGAGTGAGGGTAAGTGTCTTGGTAGTAGTTCCCGTTACGGTAGCAGAAGAAATCCTGTCGTTGTAGGCCGTGTTCCAGTTTGATACGTTAGTAGATGTAAAATCTCTAGAATCCCAAAGTTGATACTTGTTGTTTCCATCAGACCAACCGCCAGTATAGAGTCTATTCGTGGTGTTGTCAAGACCAAAAAATACAGCAAAATCGTTGGATATGTGAAACGCCATAAATGCGTCATTCCCTTCGGCAGAGTAAATCTGCAATGAGTGAGCACTCGATGTTTCAGTTCCGATGTCTCCCGACGACTGGAATTTCGTAGCCTCTGGCCACGACCCTGGTGATTGCGTTGAGCCTCTTACTATATAATTAGCCCCGGCGTGGTTACCCCATCCAAATGCAGTATTCCAGTTAGAGGAGTTATTAGCAAATGTATCTGAAGTCCATATTTGCTTTGTTACCCAAGAAGAACTATCCACATTTGTGTGGACATACATCGCGCCATAATATGTTACTTCTAATGCAAAATTTCCAGTACTACCACCAGTATCGTGAGACACCCAAACTTGTCCACTGTGACCAACATAATTTCTAGTATATGTACCAGATGCTAAATTATTTCCAAATCCAGTTGCATCACCAACATTTGTTGTTGTACCTAGTGTACCTCTGGATAAAGGATATCTAGCGTCTGACTCTGTCTCCGTGTAGTATCTGTCATCGTGATTGTGAGCAGGTAAGGATGTTAATGCGTATTCTCCAATGTTTTCAGAATCTACTACCGTCTTCCAAGAGCTCCAGCCAGCATTAGGATACAAGCCAAGACGATATTGCATAGAGTTTCCACCATACTGCTCACTGTAAGGGAAATATAATTCCGCAGACGCTCCATCGTTTGGATATGTGTGTACACGGACAACACTTCCATAACTTTGATATCCTTCATTATTGCTGACAAAACTAACTTGCAAACCCTGCTGAAAGTCTCGCCCATTAGTTGAGGAAGACCAAACGTAACTACCGAGACTTTTAAGGAGGTTTGAGTTGCCAGATGAATCAGCATACAATACGGACTGAGAACCTATGTTGGCTGTCGTGATAGCATCGGTAATCCCATATCCGGCTATTGTGGTCGGTTTGGACGATACGTTGGCGAATGAAATGCCGGTAATATAACCCTGTGATTGCACAAAGGTCTCAGTCGCCAGGCCCTCAAGGGTAACGCTGTTTCCGTTAGAGATGGCTATAGAACTTGTAGCCTTAGTCCAAGTAAGTGTCTGCGAATCAGTCTCCGATGTAATGTAGCGACCATCAAGGTCTACAGTTACAGTACCTAAGTCAACTTGTGTAAGCGTTAAAACACCGTTAGACGTGTTAAATGATGCAGACCTAATAGAGTCATTAACCGCATCATTCCAGTTACTGATGTTCGTAGCTGTAATGCTCTTAACGTGAGAAGGAACGGTTGGGTCGGTCTCAGTGTATGACTCAAGATAGCGACCATCAAGGTCTACCGTTACGGTGCCTGTATCTTGCTGAGTAAGAGTAAGGACGCCAGTGGTAGTACTAAATGATGCGCTGTTAATCTTATCGTTGTAAGCTACATCCCAAGCACCTCGGTTGTATCCATCAATTTCCGTTTCTCCAGCAAATAAACTGTCTATCTCAGACTCGGTATAATATATATCGTTATGGTTGTGAGCAGGTAGCGAAGTAAGGAAGTTCGGGGTCCAGTTCTTCCATAGGCCGTCGGAATCTCTACGTATAAGCTGTCCCGCAGATACTCCATTGATGAGCACATCGTGAAGCTCATTGAGTTCGAAGCCATTCTGTACGCTAACAAAAATCTCTCCGTTGTTTGCGTTTTTACGAGTAACAACTCCAATATAAACAAGGTGCGCTGGAGCTACAGGTTTGTTTGTGAGTCCAAAGATTAAAGCTCCATCTACGCCTAACCAAACAGCATCACCTGCTTCAGCGGAAGATGTATTTAATCCATCAATAAGACCCTCGGTAATTACGAAAAACTTACCATTTACTGCGGCAGAAGCGGCGGCTAGACCTATGGTCTTAGAAGACATAGCTTCAGATACGTTTGAGGCTTTACCTACAACCATATTTGTGCCGTCTGCCCCAGTAACATATAACGCTTGCCCTTTTGTAATCGCCACACCGGCCTTTACTTCGTGCTGTACTTTAGATACATAACCAGCACTTGTAACTGTGGCGTTAACCCAGGCGCTACCACTCCACTGTAATACCTGCCCAGTGGCCGCACTAGTAATGGTTACATCATTAAGCGCATCAATGGATGATGACGGGGTTAGGAAGTTCGGCGTGAAGTTATGCCATACGGGTACGGTATCCCCCTGCCGGAGGCCGTAGCGTAGCATTTGGTCGCTAGACGGAGAGGTGATGATTACATCCGAAAGCCCATCGAGGGGTAGTGAACCGACACTAATAGTGCCCCAATATGCAACACCTGAGCCGTCGGTGGACAACACCTGTCCGTTCGTTCCATCAACCATCGGAAGGGTGTACTCCGTGTTGACATTAATTTGAGATAAAAACTTCATAGTTTACCAAACTTATACAGCATAAGCAAAAGTACAAAATAAAAGAGGGGGCCAATGCCCCCCCCCTTCTTTGCTTAGCTATTGGCAATTAATTGTTATGAGGCAGGAGCGTCACCCTCTACTGAGCCAGCTACCGTATCACCAGTGCGCTTTGATGCTTGTAATACAACGTAGTGTGTGTTATCCGTTACCGCCCCACCGAATGTAACTACAACGGTATTAACTGTGGGTCTGGTAATATCAACAATAACAGTCTCTTGGGTTGCGTATGCAATAACCTCAGCCATAACAGCCTTAGTTCCAAAGTTGTGAGTAACCGTGTATGCGTTAGCGGCCTTTGATACATTACCCTGAGCGTCGTCAAGTGAGAAGTGTATGGGAAGACCGAGATAGTTAGCAACCGCAGTAAACGTAGCCAAGCGAAGAACTCCAGCTTGACCACTTGCATTGCTCTGCATAATGAAGTGGTCGGTCGTTGTTCCACTCGGGGTTAGTGAAGGTAGGCTACCGACGTGCAATGGCTGGTCAACCGTAGTAAATCGGTCGTTTGCCTCTTCCCATAGGAACGATACGGCGGCTGAGCTACCTCGCTTTACGGAGAATCCACCATTTTCAGTCGGGGCGGTGCCCGCCGCGATGTCAGAGTTCAGCAAGATGATGCTGTCCCCGATGTTTACCTCGTTTGAGTTAACACTTGTTGTGGTACCGTTTACTGTAAGGTTACCACTGATTACCGTATTTTCTGCGTCGATGGTTACAGTGTATGACGTTCCACCTCCCTGAAGAGCTACGGCCTCCTGTAGAACCTTAGCATCCTCAAGTTGAGTGCTAGCGTCATTCCACATCATCAGCCTTCCCTGTGAGAGACCGGTGGCGTTCTTGAACCTTACGTTGTCCCCAGTGATTTCAAGGCCATCGCTTACACCTATATTCAGGATTCCAGTGGTGGTGCCGTCCCAAGTAAGACCATTACCCGCAATGGTTGAAGCAACGCTGATGGTTATCTCCCCGTCACTACCGCCGCCGGTGAGGCCAACCCCAGCCGTTACGCTGCGGATGTCGCCGGTGATGTCGTGCCATCCGGTACCGTCGTAGTATTTTATTTTGTTAACCGTAGAATCGTATACAATTCTACCGGTGTAAAGAGCACCTCCTGCTAATCCAGTAATCTGCGAGGTGGATAGGTGCTCAGGACGGAGACCTAATGCTGGGAATCCGTTGAGCTGGAGGGAGACTAAATGACTTAGTGCCATATCATTTTTAGTTTAGGTACGCCTTCCCGCTGAATGGGTCGACGAAGGTTATGGTTAGGGTGTTTAAGGAGTTATATTGGAGGTCTCCAATAACAACATTTTCTGTGGAATCAACAACGACAGCCACTGGCTTCTTGCCTAGATTGTGCGTTATGACCCATACCGCCGATGGCATATTTTGCTCATAGACAAAGTGAGCATCTCCGCCGCCTCCAGTGACGCCCTTGACGGACATAGAGGTAGTGGGCCTTGGTATGACAATAGTATTCTGTAGCGTCGGTTGTTTGACGCTTACATTGATTTGTTCACCGCTATTTATGGATATATCGCTCATATCGTAACGTCCTCATTTACTTTGAATATACCATAGAGCCACGTCTTCACGGCGCCGGCGTTGGTGCTCTGTAGGTCATATACATATAAACCCCCTTCGATACCCGCCATAGTTGCGGGGGGCGCGGTGATGGTTAGTACACCTAAGTTGGTGCCGTTGTAGGTGAATAAGCTATCCTCGACGATTGCTGATGCCGAAGTGTCGGTCTCCCTTACGTCGAGCTTCCAGGTGTATCCGGTCAGGTTTATCACCACGCCGGCATCGTCCTTGAACGTAAGCTCAAGACGGAATGAGTCCCCCTTGCGACAGGTAATATCGACTCTTTGTGCTGTATCTAGATTAATCTGGGCTGCCATAGTGCAAATATACCAACTTATTGATTGCCAAGAATTTGAGACATCAGGTCCTGCTGCTCGTCGGTTAGCTCGCCTCGCTCGCCCTTACGCTGTGATATCAGCTTGGATTGCTCGACGGCCTGCTTCTTAACGCGGGAGTCCTTGGCCTGCTCACGCTGACCTTCTACGTTCATACGGAAATCACGCTCCTCTTGGTTTACCGCCATACGGGATTCACCCTCAGCCTTGGCGAGTTCTATCTTAAGTTGGTATTCCCGCTCAAGCAACTGCATCTTAATCTGAGACTCTAGGTTTAACCTCTGCATCTCAAGCTGTGACTTAACTTCCTCGGTCTGCGCCGCAGCCTGCGCGGACGCCTGAACCGATTGCTGGTTCATCTGCGACTGCATCTGGCTGTTCTGTGCGGCGATGTCTTGCTTTTGCTTGATACGCTTCTTACGGCGTACCACAAGTAGCTGCTCGGCTTGGTCGACGTCCTTGAGCCTACGGATGGACATAGCGTCCTCTAGGTCAATCTCTCCCTGCCCCAGCGACTGCTGGATGTTAGCCTCAAGATACATCTTATCGGAATCCGACATCTCAGGTACCACACGCACACCGAAGTTATACATAGGTAGGTCGCGGAATGATGCCAGTACATCCATATTGGATTTACCGATGGCGTTCTCGTACACGCGGTATATCACGGACTGAGGCGGCATAATCTGCATACACTTCACTATGTACTCCACCACCTTCTTGTACAGCATCATAGATGCGTGGGTGATGTCGTACGTTGCGTTGTTGGATGCCTCGATGGCCTGCTGGCGTACACCAACCAATGCGTCACCCTTGGGGGTGGATGCGTCGACGACCTCGTTGATACCGGTGGCGTCGCGAATCATACGCAGATAGTGGTTATATATACCCACGTATGACTCAATGTTACGGATGGCGTTGCCAATCTCGCGAATCGGTGGGTTCTGGAAGCCTCCCTCTGGGTTTTTGGAGCGGTAGTAGAATATACCCGTCTGTTCGTAGATATCTTGTATCTCAAGCGGTTGGAGGTCTCCTCCCTGTCCTAGCTGTACGTTCTCGAGTCCCTCGATATCGATGATAAGCCCGTCCGGCTTAGCCTTGGCTACGGACTGCTGAATCTTCAGGTGGGTAATCTGCAACTGGTCGGCGAATCCTACGATGCCGCTAACCATAGACTTAGGAATCATCCGGCGCATATTCACGGCCACGGCGCTGTACGACAGGCGTGTCCTTGTGATATCGTGGATGTTACGGGGCTGGTTGTGCTTCATCCCATACCCGTATAGCTTGTCGGTTCCCACGATGAAGCTGCCCCCGTATAGGGTGACGAACGACATACGCGTGGGCTTGCGGTCGAATACGCTCTCCTTGGGTGGCTGATATGCCATACCCTTATAGTAGAAGCCTACGTTGCCGAAGCGTGATTCCTTGGACTCATAGAACACATCGTCAACGGATAGGAACTCGAAGTCCATAACCTCCACGATGTATTCGTCGTATCCGAAGATGGTACGTTGAAGGTTTCTATCGTAGTATGAGTGAGATAGCTTGTTGGGGTCGTTGGCGTACTTATTCTGTACGTTACGTGCCATCTGCGTGTATTCTTCCTCGGTGAACTCATCGCCGGCGAGGCGTCGTAGCTCAGAGATAGTCAGTCGCTTAACGTGACCCGCGTAGGTCAGGTCATTCATCAGGGGGTCCTCGGTGTACGAGTGGATGAAGTATGCGGGGTCAACGTATTTAGCGACTAGACCATAGTTGGGGTCGTAATCGGTCTTAGTGACTCCCATACCCACCGATACTAGGTCGGTGACGGCACGGCGGTGGATGGTGTGGTTGTATTCGTTCCACTC